CGCCACCTTATCCTTCATCATACCCTGCTTACGCTCACTAAACATACGAGCAGCCTGTGCCTGGTTATCCTTGTATCCAGACATAATCTCTTCGAGCTTCTCGTTGTTGTAGTGCACATCATCAATCTTACTAGAATCGGGTGGAATAAGAAGCCACTTGTACATGTCTACGACATAGATGTCGAAGGTTGTATCTTCCTTCTGTAGGCGCTTAGCGTGATTCGCCGCCTCATCACGAGTAGCGAATGCACCACGAATCTTGATACCAAACTTATCATTCTTTTGGGGAGCCTCAGGTCCAATGATAGAGAGACAAGCGAAGACCTGTCCGGGGACGGTAGTGTAATCGGTTTCCAGAGACATTATATTTATGTAAGGCTTCAAAACTTTAAGCTACGAAACCTAAGTGATTTAAAAGAGTGAAGAGTATAAGAATTATGGAAGAGATTCGTAAAAATCATAATGATGCGAAAAGAGAGCTCATACAGAGTGTTACCGTGAGCGGTCAACATATACTCGATGTTGGGTGTGGTTTTGGCGGAGATCTTCAAAAATGGCACAAGTGTGGTGCGAACATAAACATGTGTGATCCCGAACCAGAAGCGCTGGTCGAAGCGCGTTCTCGGGCCAAAAATATGCACATGCGCGTAAATTTTTACGAGGGTGATATACATGCGTGTCCCAAAAGGAAGTTTGATGTGGTGTGTTTTAATTTTTCGTTACACTACATCTTCGCATCCAGGGATCTCTTTTTTAGTTCGATACACGAAATTAAGAAACGAGTCAAACCTGGTGGGTGTCTCATGGGTATCATCCCAGATTCGGAGAAGATTCTATTCAAAACACCTTATTTGGACGATGCGGGAAACTTTTTTAAACTCAAACAACATGGAGATGGTGGGTTTGGAGAAAAGTTATTTGTAAACCTCGTGGACACACCATTTTATGCGGATGGTCCAAGATCAGAACCGGTAGCATACAAGGATCTTTTGGTCACACATTTAGAAGAGTTGGGGTTTAGATTACAATTTTGGGAAGGACTGAAAGGAAATCCAATCTCAGAATTGTATAGCAAATTTATCTTTGTCTATAATAGATGATATTGTTTCTTATTTTACTTTTAGTCAATGCTTATATACTACACAATACGACAGAACCCAGGGAATTTATTGAAGTGAAGGAAAAGTACAAGACTCTCAGAGATCATTTGCGTGAAACAAACAATGAGAAGTTTCATATGCTCGTAAGACCCATACCCATCACAGGTCGTAAAGTGATGACAGATTCAGTAGGATTCAATGTCAATAAAGGCTCCGAAATCACAATATGTCTGGATGGTAGTACGAATGAAATCTTCCATGTTCTGATACATGAACTGGCACATTCTACGGTCGAGGAGTATTCACACTCGGAACAATTTTGGGCCAATTACAACGAACTCATGGAAATCTGTATACAGATAGGAATTTACCAAAAGATCATAGAAAAGACAGAATTTTGTGGTCAGCATGTCCAGGATAAATAATCTCATTTTATAGTAAATGAAAACACCACTTAACGTTTTACTCACTGCGATTGTGTATTGGTTCGTAGTATTCGCCATCACTCGCGTCCCAGCGTACTCTAAAAACTATTATGTCAATCTCGCATTCCTGACGGTTGTCATACCAAACACTATCCGAATGATAATGAGTTCCCAGCGTTTTCCCCAACTTCATGTCGATCGCGGTTTCTTCTTGACTTCCACCGTCTTTGCTTTCGTTTTCACATATCTCATGAATAAGGTTTGGAAGCCCACTGAAGAGGCGCTCAAGGATCCCACGGTTAATAATACTAAAAAGCTTCAGTTAAGTACCTTGTTACTACTGACCTTTGGGGCCGGTGCGTTAATAACGTACTACACTGGTGTAGATAACTCTATATATAGTAATATGGGATGGCAGACCGGAGCCACTGCTTAGGGCTTCACTACGTAATCCTTGACGATGTAAAAAGCAATAGCAGCAACTACACCCGTAGATGCTAAACCAACAACACTTCTACCCCCTTGTTCGTTAAGGAACTTGGGGATAGAGGTCGCGAGCTTATCTTGAATAGGCTTACTGACAGAAATGGCAGCACACACACCAGCGAGGAGAGCGATGACATGGTCATCTGTGAGGTTAAGTGGGTACTTGTTAGCGGGTTTTTGATCCTGGGCCTGTGCGGGTGCGGCATACATACCCTGAGGTTGCGCGGCGGCCATCTGAACACCCTGCATCTTGGGCTCTTCACTCATCATAGGTGGTTCCATCATAATATCATTAATGGGAGTAGAATCCATCGTCTCTTTATGTTGACTCACATTTTTTTCAGATGCAAAAGACGTAGATGGATTGTCGCGTAAGGGGACCATCCCTTCCCCGTCGTCTGACAAATTAAGGGTATTGACCTGTCCAGAGGACATTTAATATACTCGCATGTTTTTCATGAAACTATAGGACGCAATTATTTTCGCTTTGTGACGGTTATAGCTGTTTTCCTATTGGCCTTTTTAGCGTCCTGTTCCTTCTGATCTGCATGCTTTGAGTTATACATCTTCTTATGCATTCCCCACAATTGAGGACTCCCAACTTTGAAATTCTTCCTGACGGTTGCTTTGTACCAAAAAACACAATCTTGAATCCTATTAGACTTCACAGTATTGTCTAACACGAGACATTCGTAGTTTTCTGTACATGCATCCATGACTTTACAAAACATATCGAATGAGGGGAATATACCAAAAAAGGATTTGTAAAGCTTCTCCCTATTTTGTATGATGTTTTCCCTGAGAATAAAGACATAATCAACATTAGCTCGTAGTGCCGGTGGGAGATCCATCACGTACTGCATCGTGAGCATAAAGAAGATCTTCCAATGACGACCGTTCATGAAACATTGACGAATACATGTATCTTTTAGAAACTTTGAGTCGTACATACAGTCATCCAGAAGCATAAAAGCTCCACAATTAGTTTTACCTGCGCCTACCAATTTTCGCTGTCTCGCCATGACACGTTCGATCGCATCTTTATCATAGTCACCATAAATGAAGAGATCAGGAATGAACTCGGAATAGAAATGATTACCCTCCTCGGTTCCTGAGAGTACAATACCCGCTGGGAGATGTTTCTTATGATACATTATATCTTTCACGAGGGTCGACTTACCTGTATTGCGCTTACCGATAAATACAATGACCTTATCATCCGCAATTGATTCAGGCTTGAACTTTTTCAATTGAAGATTCATTCTATTGTATCGTATCGTTTTATTTAACAAAATTTTACTCATATACAGTAGGAATGGCTGGTCGTCTGAGACTTGCCGCCACGGGTGTTCAGGATCAGTGGTTGACAGGTGAACCACAGTTCTCGTATTTCCTGATGAATTTCAAAAAACATACGAAGTTTGCTATAGATACGATAGAGAGTCAGTTTGATGGTAAGATAGATTTTGATCAAATTCTCGAGTGTAGTATTCCAAACGATAAAGGTGATTTGATTCGTAACATGACCCTGAAGGTTACACTCAGTGATCCTACACCTGATACAGCAGGTCGTAATGACACCGTCTGGTCCCCTTCAATCATGACACATCTCATAGAGTATGCCGAATTAGTTATTGGTGGACAAATTATTGAACGGATTACGGGAGAGTACATCTACTTACATCAGCAGCTCAATAACACGAATGATGATATTGAGCAAACTCTTTACTTCTTAAATGGACATGGAAATATCCTGAGTTACCAAGGGCAGTACACATACTTCTTGGATTTACCCTTTTATTTTTACAGAAACCCAACCCTCGCCATTCCAACGTGTGCACTTACTAAACAACTCGTAGAAGTTCGAATTAAGACTCGACCATTGACTGAACTCATATACGGTGGTAAGGGTCTGTACGGACCTTCGTATGAACAGGATATTTCTGGAACTATTAACAAGTTTTCTCTTGACACTGAATTTGTGTATGTGACCCCAGATGAAAGTAACTTTCTCAAGTCAAACCCCATCGATTATGTAATCACACAAGTGCAAGTATCTAATTTTAAGATGAAACCTAATGAAAATGAAAAAGATGTATTACTTAAATTTTCACACCCGGTGAAGGAAATGTTTTTTGTATCACAATCTGAAGAATCTGTACAGAATAACTACCCAAATGAATACAATACAATCACAAATGTTGAATTACGATTTAATAATGAAGTTGTTTTCAATCGAGATGAAAAGTTTTTAGCGTATGAACAATCTTTGAAACATCATATTAACTCACCCCTCGATAAACAATATAATCTGGGAGGTATTTTTGCTGATCAATCATTTACATTTGGACCATCTAAGTTTGGGATGTATTCCTTTTCATTGAAACCTGAGGTACATTATCCAACTGGCCAAGTAAACATGAGTCGTATAGCACATAAACTCTTGAGAATCAAAATTAATCCATTGAACACCACAGACTCAAATAATACACGAGTATACGCAGTAAACTATAACGTGTTAAGGATACAGAGTGGTTTAGCAGGATTAATATTTTAGGTGGATATAATAGGAATGGCTGGTAAACTCCAATTGGAAGCAACTGGACCACAAGAAAAGTATTTCACGATAAACCCAGACTACACATACTTTTTAGAAAAATTCAAAAAACATTCCAATTTTTCAAGGCAGTATGTAGACATAGACCCTGAAAGTGAAGCAGCATTCGGGAGAAAGGTGCGATTCAAAATTCCACAGAACGAAGGAGATCTTTTACAGACCGTGAGCCTTAAGTGTAAACTTCCACAACTCGATCAGAACATGGTATATATCGAGTCAGTAGGACACGCTCTCATCGAACACGTAGATTTACTCATGGGTGGAAAGGTCATAGAGAGGATCACGAGTGATTATCTTCAGATTTACTCGGAACAGTTTATGACACAGACAAAACAAAAAGCGCTCGAACAACTCGTAGGTAAATACCCATTGAGAACTACATTCAAGAGAGTTTCTGAGGTTGAAGATGATAGTGGAATCATTATCCATAATACACTCGGTTTAGACACAGATGAAGAATTTTTGGTGGACATACCATTTTATTTCTATAATCACCCAGAATTGGCTGTACCCATGTGTGCAATGAAATACCAAGAAGTTGAAGTTGAATTCAAGTTAAGAAGTGTTGAAGATTTGGTTGTTCATATAACGGGGACTCGCACCAACTTACCCAGTGTTCTCGAATCTCTTAAACCTAAAATCAAGGAGTTTTCACTTTGCACAGAAGTAGTATTCCTTGACTCAGTAGAGCGGATAGAGATGCAAAAGTTATCACGAGATTATCTCATCACACAAGTTCAACAGAATACATTCGAAGTTGGTGTAGATACAAATAAAGGGTCGTTTAAACTTGATTTTTTCAACCCAGTGAAAGAGCTTCATTTTGTCATTCAGCGCCACGGTAGTAATGTAAACGCAGCCGATACGACTCTCCAGGGGAACTTTGTAACTCCATTCGACTATGATAACACATCAAATGTTGAAAACGGAAAGTTGATTCTGTACGAAAATTTAGATCATCTCACT